TCAGAGAGCAAATCTCGCGGCACCGCCAGCAACACGATCCTGCTCAAGCAGTTGGGGAACGGCGGGCTGATCGACATTGTGAACGCTGCCAGCGGCAGATCATTCAGGCGCAAGAGCAGAAAGGTTGTGCTCTTTGATGAGGTCGATGCTTACCCCAAACTGGACGAGGGCGACCCAATAAAGCTAGGCCGCAACCGTGCTGATTACTACTGGGATCGCAAGATTGGCCAAGGCGGGACGCCGATCTTTGCGGGAGGTAAAACCGAGGAAGCATTCCTACGCGGTGATCAACGGCGGTTCTTTGTGCCGTGCCCGTTCTGCCAGGCCATGCAGGTGCTGCGGTGGGAGCAGATGGAACGCGAGGGCACGGCCGCCGGCTGCTACCGCTGCGAGAACTGCGCCGAGCTGATCCCGCACAGCAAAAAGCGCTGGATGGTGGAGCGCGGCGAGTGGCGGCCAACAGCGGTAAGTCAACAGCCGGGACTGGTGTCGTTTCATATCTGGGCGGCCTACAGCTACAGCCCAGCAGCGGATTGGAGCGTGCTGGTGCGTGAGCACGCCGAGGCTCTCGACGCCATGCGCAAGGGCGACCCCGACGCGATGCAGACGTTTCGCAACACGGTGCTAGGCGAGCCGTGGGAAGACACGCTGTCAGGCAAACTGACCGGCGACGGATTAGCGGAACGGCGCAAGAACGAGGCCGCCGGCAATGGCTACGCCGTGGGCACCGTGCCGGCTGGCGTGCTGCTGATCACCGCTGGCGTTGACGTGCAAGGCGGCGGCGGCACTGTGGGGGAGCGGCTGGTCGTGACGTTCTGGGGTTGGGGCCGCGGGGAAGAGGGTTGGCACTTGGGCCACTTCGAGATTGACGGCGACCCGCAGCAGGCAGAAACACTGGAGCAGCTCGACCAGATCGCGGCAACCAAGTGGAGACGGAAGGACGGCATAGAGCTACGGGTGAGCATGGGCGGCATTGACGACGGCGGCATCGCTACTCAGGAGGTGCGGGAATGGTGCCGCACACGTTCGGCGCAATGGGTGCCGGTGAAGGGTGCGCCGCAGAAAGGCAAACCGTTGATTAGTCGCGGTGTGCCGGTGGACGTGAACCGAAAAAACCAGACCACCAAGCGTGGTGTACTGCTGTATCACGTCGGCTACGACGCCAGCATTAACCACCTACAAGGCCGGCTGAGAGTGGAGCAACCGGGCCCGAGTTATCTACACCTTGGCGCAGCGGCTACTGATCAGTTTCTGGCTGAGTTGTTCCCGTGGAAGCGGATGCCTAAACGCGACAAGGGTCAGACCGTCTACAGCTGGATCTTGCCAAGGGGTGCCAGGGACGAAGGCGGCGACTGCACCCGGTACGCCTACGCCGCGCTGCAGCTGGTAGCCCGCCGCTACAACCGCGCGACGATGTGGGATCAACTGGAAGCCAACTTAACCAAAGCCAGTCCCGATATAGCTAGGCGCCGCGCTGCCCCTGCATCGCGCCCCGGCGGATTTGTCTCCGGCTGGTGATCCATAGCCTGAAGCATGACAGTTCCCGCCGCTATTCGTGCCGGCACAACCGTGCGGTGGATTGAACCGCCGGTTGTTGATCTTGACGGCAACGCAGCCACGTCAGCTAGCTGGACGCTGATTTCCTACTTGCGGACAAACACCGCCAGCGAAGGCGCGGCAGTTACCGGCACAGCTCGAACAGATGGCGGCTGGGATATGGCGATCACCGCCACCACGTCTAGCGCGTTTGATGCTGGCGTCTGGTATTGGGAGACCCGAGCAACTAGCGGCGCCACGGTGCTGACCGTTGGCTCTGGCACTACGCAGGTATTGCCAGGCCTGAGCTACGCCGGCAGCCCCGGCGCCTTCAACGGCCAGAGCCAGGCTGAGCAAGACCTTGCAGCGGTGCAGGCTGCGATCCGCGCAATTGTCAGCAAGGGCGCCAAGTCTTACACGATCGGAACCCGCAGTTTTACATCCAATGATCTAGGCCAGCTGATGCAGCGTGAAGCGCAGCTCAAAGCGATCGTCGCGCGCGAGCGTGCCGCCGAGAAAGTAGCCGCCGGCCTGGGTGATCCGCGCTCGCTGTTCGTGAGGTTTGGCAGATGAGCAGGCGCAAGAAACCACAGACCCCCGCTCCAGCCGCACGACGCCGCCGAGCCTATGAGGGCGCGATGGTGTCACGGCTGACGGCTGACTGGGTGACCAGCAGCACCAGCGCAGACGCCGAGATTGATGGCAGCTTGGTGCGGCTGCGGAACAGGTCGCGGCAGCTGATCAGGGACAACGGTTACGCCCAGCAGGCGCTGCGCTGCATCGTCTCCAACGTGATTGGCACTGGGGTTAGGATGCAAGCCCAGGTGCCGGTGGCAGCCAGCGGCGGCCGGCCAGACAATGCAATAAATGACGTTATTGAACAGCAGTGGGCCCAGTGGTGTCACGCCGACACTTGCCACGCCGCTGGCCAGCTGAGCCTGCAGGAGGTAGCCCGGTTGGCATGGCGCGCCATGGCCGAATCCGGCGAGGCATTTATTCGACTGGTGCCCGAGGCTATGGGCGCCAGCATTGTGCCGCTGGCGCTTGAGATTGTAGAGGCTGACCTTTGCGACGAGATGTACACGGTCGGCCCTGACGCCGAGGGCAACGAGTGGCGCATGGGTGTTCAGGTCAACCGCTGGGGCAGGCCGATTAAGTACCGCTTCCGCACCCGCCACCCTGGCGACGTGTCTGGGTCGGTGGGGTCTACAACAACGGACGTACCGGCCGATCAAGTAATTCATCTGCGCCGGATTGAGCGCCCTGGTCAGACGCGAGGCGTGCCATGGTTTGCCGCAGCGATTAAAGCCCTGCATCACCTGGCTGGATACCAAGAAGCCGAAGTAGTGCGAGCCCGTGCTGCTAGCAGCTTGATGGGATTTATCAGCAGCCCCGAAGGCGAGCTGATTGGTGACGATGTTTACGACGCCGAGCGCGTCAGCAACTTCGAGCCTGGTGTTTTCAAATACCTGGCGCCTGGTGAGTCGGTGAGCGTGCCCCAGCTTGATGCACCAGATGGACAGTTCGAGCCATTCTTGCGGGCCATGCTGCGTGGCGTTTCAGCATCGACTGGTTGCAGCTTTGAGCAGGTCAGTAATGACTACAGCCAAAGCAACTACAGCTCAAATCGAATGAGCCGCCAGGATTCGATTGAGATGTGGAAGGGCGAGCAGCAATACGCCATCGAACACTTCTACCGGCCAATCTTTCAAAGGTGGATGGATGCAGCTGTTGGCGTTGGCGATCTGTCGCTGCCTAACTACGACACCCTGCGCGACCGCTACCAATCGGTTCGCTGGTATCCGAGAGCCTGGGGTTTCCTTGATCCAAAGGTAGAGATCGGCGCTTACAAGGATGCTGTCCGCTGCGGTTTCATGACCCAGGCGCAGGTTGTAGCTGAGCAGGGCGGTGACTTGACGGAGCTGATGCGCGACCTGGCGGCAGAGCGAGAGATGGCACAACAGCTGGGCCTGACCCTTGACATTGACGCCGGCAAGGTCTCAGGCGCCGGACTGACACAGGCCCGGCCAGTGGGATCAATTATTCCGCAGGACCCCTACGCGCCGGAAGACACAGCAGCCGATGCCAGCAGCAACGAACCCGACAACGACGCGAAGGATTTGGCCTAATGAACAACGTCCATAGCCTGAACTTAGATACAGCCTCGCCGATGGAACAACGCGACCGCAACGGAGAGCCGCTCTACCGCAATGCGGTAGTGGCAACTTGGCGCCGTGCGGACGACGATCCCGATGTAATCGAGTTCAGTTTCTCATCAGAGGAGCCGGTCGAGCGTCTCTTCGGAATGGAAGTGCTGAGCCATAAGTCTGGCGCCATGAATATGACCCGCCTTAATTCTGGCGCGGCGCCATGGCTTTGGAACCACAATCCCGACGTGGTTCTTGGCGGAGTCGAGAAGGGTTGGCAAGGCGATGACGGGCGCGGCTATGCACGCACCCGTTGGAGCCCTAACACCAAGTCCGAAGGCTCCGTCGAATGGAAGGTCAGACAGAACTGGGAGGCAGGAATTATCCGCAACGTCTCTTTCATGTACTCCATCGATGCGCCGCTTGATCTTAAGTCGCGTGAGGGTGTGGCGCTGGTAACAGCGTTCACCCCGATGGAGATATCCACTGTCTCTATTCCAGCCGACGCCACCGTTGGCAATGGCCGAGCAATCGGCAAAACCGCGGCCCCGGCCGCAGACCAAACCCAATCTCCCTTCACCATGGAAACTGTTGACCTGACCCAGGAGCGGGCGGCGGCTGCAGCCGATGCCGTTACCGCTGAGCGTGGCCGTATTGCCGCAATCACCAACCTCACCCGCGAGCATGGCGCCGACGATCTAGCCGGCGACCTGATCGCATCCGGCGCCACCGAAGCCGATGCCATGCGCACCGTGCTCGCCGCCATCGGCAAGCGCACCAAGCAACCCGCCACCCCCGCCACCCCCGCCCAGCCAATCGCCGGCGCATCTGCTGACATTGGTTTGACCGACAAGGAAGCCCGCAGCTTCAGTTTCCTGAAGGCAATGCGCGCCCAGCTGTTTCCCAACGAGCGGGCATTCCAAGAGGATGCCGCCTTTGAACGCGAGGCCAGCAATGCTGCCGCTCAGAGGATGGGCATGAGCCCTAAGGGCATCTTGATTCCTAACGATGTGCTCAGCCGGTCTCTGACCGCTGGCCAGGCTTCCGCCGCTGGAGACCTGATCTTCACCGATGCCCGCCCCGGTTCGTTTATCGAGCTACTGCGCAAGCGCAACTTCCTCACCGGCCTGGGTGTAACCATCCTGTCCGGACTAACCGGCCCTGTGGGTATCCCCAAGCAGACCGGCGCTAGTCAGGTTTATTGGAAGGGTGAAGGCGTCGCGGGTGCCGAGACTGAGCCCAGCGTGGGGCAGGTCACGATGACGCTTAAGGAGATGAGCGCCTGGACCCGCTTCTCCCGTTCGTTGATGCTGCAAAGCTCCATCGATGTTGAGTCGTTTGTTCGCAATGACCTCGTCACTGTGATGGCACTGGAGCAAGCGCGTGTTGCTCTTTACGGCCTGGGTTCAGCCTCGCAGCCTGAAGGTCTCAAGCTGACCACCGGAATCAACACCGTGGACTTTGCCGCGAACCAGCCCACTTACGCCGAGCTGGTGAACATGGAAACCCAAGTCGCGGTAGATGATGCTGACATCGGCACCATGGGCTATGTCACCAACGCCACTATTTTCGGCGGCTTTAAGACCACCGAGAAAGCAACTGGCACCGCTCAGTTTGTGCTTGAGCCTGGCGGCACTGTGAACAGCTACGGCGTGACTCGCTCCAATCAGGTCGAGTCCGGTGATGTGTTCTTCGGTGTTTGGAGCCAGCTCGTCCTGGGCCTATTCGGCGCCGTCGATCTGCAGGTCAACCCTTACAGCGAAGACAAGGAAGGCAACATCCGCGTGGTGGCTCACCAGGCCATCGACTATGCGGTGCGTCATCCCCAAGCCTTCTGCCGCGGTAACAACACCCTGTGATGACCATGAAGATCAGGATCTTGCGCCAAACCTCAATCAGTGGCCAACCTGTTCGGGTTGGCGACGTGGTGGAGGCAACCCCTGCAGACGCCCGGCTACTGCTGGCCATGGGCAGGGCTGAGCAGGCGCCAGGTCCTGATCCCGTGGTGATCACCGCCCCAGAGGCCGCAAAGCCTCGCTCCCGTAAATCCACCCCCCGTCAAATCAATGGCTGTTCATGAGCTTTCGCTGGACAGGCTCCAGCACTTCACCCTGTTAGCTACAACCACAATCACCGCGACCGGTAACCAGACCGGCGTGGACCTTCAAGGGTTTGAAGGTGATGTTCAAATCATTTTGTCCGGCACCCCTACTGGCGCCGCCTCTGATCTGACCTTCCGCATTGAAGAGTCAGACGACAACTCGACATATGCCGCTGCAACTGGCGGCGGCTTCACTGCGCTTGCCAATGCTGCATCAAAGCAGGTGATCACCTTAAACAGCAATGATCTCAAGCGTTATATCCGCTTGAGCTGCACTGCTGAAACGGGCGCCGCATCTAGCAGCGTGACTTGCTTTGGCTTTGGCCTGAAGAAGTACAGCTGATGGCATTCGTCGAGGATCTCAGCATCTTTCTGGAAGATTTCGGTCTTCCAGTGGTGGCCGGGGCCAATACAGGCCTCGGCATCCTCGACATGCCTGGCGAGTATGTGCTTAACGAACGGGTCATCAACAATCACCATGTGTTGATGACCGAGTCGTTGAAGTTTGGCGCGGTGTCCTATGGCGACAGCATGACGGTAGAGGGTTTGTCCTATTGCGTAAGGGAGGGCCCTTTGAAGTTAGGCGATGGGGCATTCTGCGCAATTCTGTTGGAGCGGATTGAAGCTGCCGCCGACAGCATCGGCCTGATTTTGGCCAACACAATTATCAGCGCGAACACGCTTATTACGGTGGGAGTATGACAACGATTCCATCACTTCCGTTTAGTGGGCAGCAGCTGCGGGACACGCTGTCGGCGCTGGATACTGCAATTGATGGCAAGGAGGCCACTGGCGCCGCTGCAACTGCTGTATCCGCCCACGCTGCGGCTGCGGACCCTCACCCCCAGTATCTGACACCTGCCGAGGGCAACGCGGCCTATGCGACTGCTGCCCAGGGTGTTCTGGCGGCAACGGCGGTGCAACCGGGTGGCTTGGCCACAGTGGCCACCAGCGGCGCATATAACGACCTGAGCGGGCGGCCGGCAATTCCAGTCGCAGCCTCAGCGACTCCGCAACCACTGGGTACGGCTGCAGCCGGTAACGGCACGAATTACGCGCGCGACAACCACGTCCATGCGATGCCAAGCGCCGCAGATGTGAGCGCAGATCCATCAGGCACTGCTGCTAGTGCGGTGAGCTCTCACGCTGCAGCTGCAGACCCCCACCCCGGCTATGCGCTGGAGTCACAGCTGGGCACCGCGGCAGCATTGAACCACGGCACGGCAGCCGGCAATGCGGTCAGGCTGGACGGCAGCGGCCGCCTTCCTGCTGTTGACGGTTCACAGCTCACCAACCTGCCGGGCGGTGGCGGGATCAGCGACGGCGACAAGGGCGACATCACGGTATCGGCCAGCGGCGCGACGTGGACGATTGACAACGGAGCGGTAGGCACCGCCAAGTTGGGCGGCGACATCACGGCAGCAGGCAAGGCCCTGCTTGACGATGCAGACGCCGCCGCACAACGGGCCACGCTGGGCCTAGGTGGCGCTGCAGTGCTAAACGTCGGCACGACGGCCGGCACGGTTGCGGCTGGTGATGATGCACGGATTACAGGAGCACTGGCAGCGGCCACTGCGGCGACTACATATCAGCCGCTGGATTCTGATCTGACGGCAATTGCAGCACTTAGCACTACGACATTCGGGCGGTCGCAACTGACCCAAGCCGATGCAGCAACGGCGCGCAGCAATCTCGGTGCGGCTGCAGCAGGCGCAATCGGCAGTAGCGGACTGACAATGGCGACGGCGAGAATGCTAGGCCGCAGCACAGCAAGCGCAGGCGCTGCTGAAGAGATCACGGTGGGCAGCGGGCTGAGCCTGAGCGGCGGAACGTTAAGCGCTACGGGTGGCGGCGGCGGCGCATTCACCGGCTATGCAGTTGGCAACTGGATAGCGCCATTCGAGGGAGGTGTTTCTACCACGGGTAGCGCATTGACTGCTAACACAATTGCGCTTTATCCGTTCATCGTAAGGAGAAACGTAACCGTAGATAATTTAGGCGCAAGGGTGGCAACAGTTGCAGCAAGTAGCAACGTGCAGCTAGCTATATATGCTTCAGACTCTA